TCGTTATGGCCAAGCAGACGTTCCTGTAGCAACAAAAACAATTACACAACCAGATACAGGGTTAGAGATTTCTGATGTAGATTCAGCAGATAAAGATCCTGGCTTATTCTTTGCTAAAGAAGATAAAACAACTCACGAAATCACTTATGATACAGACACTGCACTAAAGATTGTTTCCGAAAATCCAAACAACAAAGATATTAGAGTTCAACTCGAAGATTCTACTATCAATACCAATAAGACATATAAATCCTTAAAAACTACAATTTACAACAATCAAGTAAAAGTTACAGTTCCAGAAGAAGGTTTGTTTGAAGCAGACGATAAAGTAATCATCACATGTTCACAATGGAAAACCTTAGTAAAGAACGAGCTTGATGAAGTTATTGATGAATTGCCTTATGAAAAATTCTTTACTGTAGACTCAATTGAAAAAACATATTACTTCACACCAAAAGTTGTAAATAATGCCGCTGGTACTGGTTATAATGTGGGCGATATTCTAACACTAACCGGTGCAACACTATGGCACAAAGATGGTGAACAAGCAGAAGATCTAAAATGTCAAGTTGTTTCTGTTGGCGAAAATGGTGCAGTACAAACAGTAAAAGTTTTAACTGGTTCTGATTACAATAATGTAGCAGCAGAAGAAACTGCAGAAGGCTTCGCAACAACAACAGACGGTCTGGGTACTGGTTGTAAAATTTATATTGCAAGCTTAGCAAAACAAAATGTTGTAGTTTATAATGATACAGAATCACATGATCCAGAGGATGTTACAACACTAAAGATTTTGAAATATCCTGCAGAAGAAGATACAACATTCTCAGTAATTGTTTATGAAGTAAAGAACAAAAAAGCAGAAAAAGTTGAACAATATAATTATGTAACATTGTTTGATGCAAAAGATCAATATGGTAACTCAACATTGATCTCAGATGTTATCAATGGTCGTTCAACATATATCAAAATCTATGTTAATCCATATTTGGAAGCAGAATACACAATTCCAGAATTTGGGACATATACTGTAGCAAATGCAACATCTGGCGATTCTCCAAAGATGTCAGAATTAGTAAAAGCATGGGATTTGTTCAAAGATCGTACAAAGCTAACAGTAACATTGTTGATGAACTGCGGTTATGTAAATGAATCAGAAAACTCATATCAACAAGCAATGTTAGAGGTTGCAGAAAAACGCCGTGACTGCTTCTGCTTGTTCGATGTTCCTTCAACAGCAACAGAATCTGGTCCAGTGTTGGATTGGAGAAAGAATGAAATGGGCTTCAACACATATCGTGGTGCAGTATTTACTCCTTGGATAAAGACATACGATTCTGTAAATGGTAAACGTAATTTCAATATGTGCCCATCAGCATATATCGCAAAGATCATGGGCGCTGCAGGCAAACCTTGGATTGCGGCAGCTGGTCCAAATCGTGGTTACTACGCATCTTCAGTTGTTTCTCCTACAGGCTTAACATCTTACTATGATGAAGATGAAGGTGGTGTATTATATCAAAATCAATTGAATTGTGGTATTAGAGATGTGGCTGGTTATGCAAACTGGGGTCAAAAGACCTTACAAATGAAACCATCTGCATTAGATCGTATCAATGTTGCTCGTACAGTTATCTATATTGAAACAACATTACGTGATGCTGCTAGATATCATTTGTTTGAAAACAATACCCCATTTGAACGTATGCAAATTACATTACAATTCAATCAATTCTTGGATGAAGTTTTGAATGGTGGTGGTTTGAATCGTTATCAAGTTATCTGCGATGATTCTAACAATACTCCATATGTAATTCAAAACAACCAATTGGTAATCGATATTTACCTATGGCCAGTATATACAACAGAATTTATTGCTTTGAATACAATTGTAATGGGTGCAGATGCAGAAATCACAGTTTCTTCAAATGCATAATAAAAGACAACTAAAGGAAAATAAACGATGAGTATTCATACCTTAAAATCTATAAACAATTTGAATGATCCTATCAAGCAGTTCTTGATTGACTTCAATATTGTATTACCAGCAGGCGTGTTCAATTTTAGTGCTGAACAACTAGAACTTCGTGCACAGTCATTTAGCTTTCCAACAGTACAAATGGATGCTACAGAAGTTTGGTGGGGCGGTCATCATCGTCAATTCGCTGGTAAACAAACTCGTCAAGGTGATTGGAATGTTACCTTTACAGAAGTTTGGTCAGGTGATGTTATTGATGGGTTCCGTAAATGGATGCAATTAGCACACAACTTCACAGCTGGTACTATTGCATTACATGAAGAATATATGACAAGTGCTAAAGTAAATCTATTGAATCCTGATTTATATGATCCAAAACCACAGGGGGCAGCAGAAAAAGCACTAACACTAAAGATGTTGTATCCTACACAAGTTCAAGTAGATGGTACAATCAATCCTTCTAGCTCCGATCCTGTAAATATGAGCTGCACATTACACTACTCATATTTCTTGATGTCAGGTGAACAAGAATAAAACAGACCGTAATTTTCTTTATAACATATTTTCTCCTTATAGTTGTCTGTTCTCCCCGCTATCAATAAAATAAGTTAGCGGGGATTTTTGTTTTTTTGATAAGTTCTATTAAGTGTTACAAAATCTCCCCCAAAAGAAGTTTATAAAATGGCACTAACACAAATAAAATCAATAAATAACTTAGATGATCCTTTAAGACAATATCAATGCAAGTTTCATATTTCTCGTGGTATTGGAACTGCATTGGTTGGTGGCATGGTTAGAAAAGAAGATTTTGAACTTAGAGCAACATCTTGGACATATCCCGGAACAGTAATAAAAACGGTTGATACAGTAATTTTCAACCATTATAGAAAAAGACCATCGCTCCAAGATAAATCAGGTACATGGAGAGTTTCTGTTACCGAGAATATGAATGGAGATGTGCTACAAAGTATTCATGACTGGTGTGACCTAATTATGAACCCTGTTACTGGAATTATGATGCCTTCTGAATCTTATGTTAGCATGGCATCTGTTGAAATCTGTGGTCCAAAAATGCAGAACACTAAAAGAATATATCTAAGAGGTTTCTATCCAATCAAAATACAAGAAATAAAAATAGATCCAAGTAGTTCACAGCCAGTTACCGTAGATATAGATTTTAATTATGATTGGTACTCTGAAGAAAAACTATTAGGATTATAATTATGGCTCTAAGTCCTACTCTTTACAACAACCCAGCTATTATACTTAGAAGAAGACATTATGGTGGAATGACAATAAAACACCTAGATGCAGTAAAATCAACTAGAAACATCAAAATCTCACGTCAACCACCAGAAGAAGCTAATTATGATAGTCGCTACTTTGATTATATAAATACTTTGCCAGATATTACTCAGGGACAAGATATATATACAGACAAAACAGCCCCTCAAAAGAAAACATATAAAAGAGTAATAACTGATGATATGAAGGGCACAGATATTGTAGAAGTCGAAGCAGATAGAAGAAATTTAGCAGTTACATATACAGATAAAGACGGGAACGTTGTAGTAAAGCAAGGTGGCAATAAAGCGTGGAGAACAAACAATCCTGGCAATCTTAGCTTCTCATCACTGGAAAAAGCAAAAGAAGCTGGTGCAATTGGGGTTTGGGAAGATAATGAAGGACATAAATTCGGCATATTCCCATCTGAAGAAGCCGGAGAAAAAGCACTAAGAGAAAAACTCAAAGAAAGAAGATTCTCATACAGAAAAGACGGCTCCAGAAGAGATATTGCACACATGATAGAAGAAATATACGCACCCTCTTCTGATAAAAATGACTCTCGTGGCTATGCAAACTTCCTTAGAGATCGTTATGGAGTTGATGTACATAATAAAACAGTTGAAGATCTTGACGATGATGAAATGGATAGATTAGTTCAAGGTATAGCGGCCAGAGAAGGCAATAAACAAGGGAAATTGATAACACAAAATAGAAAATAATAACAGTTCTATATAATAAAGGATTTTACATTGAGTCTTAGATTTAGATCACAATTAAGTATAGACATGATGCCAGACGAACAGATAGATAATCGCTGGGAAGTTATCATGCCTAAAATGAATTTACCTACCGGGATTGGTGGTATCAACTATCCTTATTATCCAATTGTAGAATCTATTCATTTTGCTCCATTAGGATTCAAAAATTCCACAAATATTAGAGCAATTACAACGTATTATAATATGCCTGTCGATAAAGAAGACGCAAAAGAAGCAAATATTACAATGTTTTGTGATACAGGCATGTTGGCTCAATATTATATTCAAGCATGGAAAGATTTGATATTTAATCAAGATCATGAATTTTATTATTATCCATGGCAATATAAAAGAGAT